TTAATGAATTAATCTTTGACCATCGAGTTGATTCGATATACTTATTCGAGATAAGTTTTAATACATCAGAATCTCCATATAATACTTCTTGTAATTCTTGTTTGTCAAACATTCGTTTGTTATATTTTGGCATAATAAAATTCCTTTCATATATTAAATTGAACCAAGCCAAGTTTTTGTTTTGTCTCCTTCTAGAGACATTGTTCCAAACGCCCAAAATACAGCAAATGGGTGAAATTCTTCTGTCTTTCGGCGTACTTTATCCACTCTAGATAATGCATCTTTATGAGTAGAATATGGACCAGCTAAAAAAGCAGTGCGGCCAGCATCTATTGCTGTAATATAATATTTTCTATTAGTCTCAGGGGGAGGATCGGCTACATCAACTATACGCCATCCCCATTCCCAAGCAGCGCCAGGAGTTATGTGTGTCCCTTTTGATTTATGCCATTGTTTAATTTTTGGTAGCCATTCCCATATCTCTCTTCGTGGAGAATGTGGTGCCCGGCATTGTGTCACTTTATAGAATTGACGGATATTAATATCATGAGGGATTAATTCATTCACTCCATGTTCCATAGTATATCCTCCAATAATTCCTGTGCTTCATATATTGGTGTATCAGAATTAGCACCAATGCCAACTAAAAGATCAACAATAATTTGACTAACTTTAATTTTATCAGATAGTGATAGATCATATGTACAGTTTTCTATAATTGGTAGAGCATCATCAGCAAATTTAATTAGTGCAGATATTTTCTTTGAAGTAATAGGAGTTTTCTCTGCAACACGTTCTTTTATTTTATCAACCAAACCAGCGCGAGCGGATTTTTCGTCATCATATGGCATTGTGCAATTTCCAACCGTAACTGAATGCCAATATTTACCACCATCCGATGGCCAAACACTACCACAAAAATATTCTCCCAAATACAAATGATTGCCTTGCCAATTCAATTTTCCAACAACCACTGGATCATCTATTAGAGTGTTATCCTCTGACATAATAAAATTTCTTTCATATATTAAAAAAATGGCTCGGATAGGAGGGGTCGAACCTCCAAACCTTTCGGTGCTTGATTAACAGTCAAGTGCGTTTACCAATTCCGCCATATCCGATTATTATTATTAAATTAGCCCTCTCCAAACATAATTATTAATCTGAAAATAAATTTCCATAAATTTGTTCGGGTGTCATTTATTTAAATCCATCCTATAGTTGGTTCACCTGTATAGCCATGCTGAAATACATACCAGCCAAAGGCTATCATACTACCGTTCTTATACGATTCTCTGTTGCGTGTCAACTTGACTCTTGAACTAAACACCCACAATTTCTTGAAGGGAATACTTAAAAATAATTCCTTTCTTGATTTAGATTCCAGTAGAGCTAACTTTCCAAAAATTGCAACTTTATCTGTTGCCACTTTTAATGAATGTTCTATAAATTGTTGGGATAAAGAAAATGGTGGGTTGGTGATAACATTTTCAACACAGTTAAATTTTGTTGTTGTTAGAAAATCGATTTCACCATGACCATAATTTCTGTCAATTAAATCAGAGGAAAATACATCATATCCATTTTTAATTAGAACTTTACTCATGGCACCATCGCCACACGCGGGTTCCCAAATCTTCCCGTAAAATACTTCCCTGTCTAATAATGCTTGTGTGACATATTCCGGAGTAGGATAAAAATCATCCGGGGGTCTTCCTTCGGAACTACCGACAATGCTTCTAGCAGTATTTTTTGTCATTAATATTTACTTTCGGTCCATTTATTTTTAAAATAATCCCAATGGCGAACATCTTCAATAGAGATTCCAAAAGAATATCCTAAAATATCGATATGAAAACATGGACCGGCGTGTGACATATTTCTCCAATTTAAATCTAATTCAATATAAAACAAATTAAAATTATCTTTATAGAATTTCACTTGAAAATATTTATTTTTACTCAATTTATAGGATTTTTCAATTATATTTTTATATTGAAAATCTAATTCTTTTTCTTTATAGAAATAATTTCTGATAGAAAATTTAAAATTAATCATAGTATTTCACCTTGATTTAATTAATAGTAACATAATAACATTCTTGTTGTATCAATGGTTTCAATTCTTCTGGAATCTTCTGTTGAATTGCGTAAAAAATCTATATCCATTTTTTATTCTTTCAATTATTTTTCTTATAATATCCAAATTTCATAGAATACCAAATTTTTTCAATGAACATTTCCAATGAATTGATATTATCAAGGGCAAGACAACTTTGCCACATAAAAACAGAAATTGATGCTCTACAATTACTATCAAAAAAACCTACTTCCGGTTCATAAATATATTGTGAATTTCCGTCAACAATATATTCACGAATCTTGAATTTAATAATATATTTAATACCTATATTATCCTTTATGATTTTCTCATAATGAATTATTTCATTATGTATTCCAATAATAGTATACCCGGCATCTTTCAATGATGTAATAGTAATCATATCTCTATCCATTTCTTATTTTGAAACGGTTTGGTAAAATCATACAAAGTTGTTTTAGATCAAACATATAATCTGGCGCACTATGTGGAACAATATATCTAACATCCGTTTGGTAGTATTTCAAATCAATTTCTTGTATGCGTTCACTGAGGAGATTTAAATCTCCCACCTTGTCAGTATAACTAATTGTAAAAAAACTTACATTTTTTTGAACAATATTACCACACGGATCATAAAAATCAAAATAAATTGGAATACTCATATAAAACCCATTATATTAAAAAATGGTCGGGGCAGTAGGACTTGAACCTACGACATCCGGACTCCAAAGCCGGCACTCTACCCAAACTGAGTTACACCCCGATAAAAAACACATGAAATGTGAAAAAATAAAAATTACTTCAATATGTATATGACAAAAGACAAAACATAAGCAATAAACAACCCACAAACATCAAATTTATAAATCTCTATATCAATATACAAGCTGTTATGTTTACAGTTTAAAAATTTATAGAGAACAAATTTATGGAGGTAGTGCCCTGTGGAGAGCAAAACCACTATATTCCTTGGAATAGATATTGAAAATAAATTTTACATTTCATCATTTCATGTGTATTATGCTATAATACTACAGCATAATTCCGTTGTTTCTCAAAATGAGAATTTGATCCGCAGTCAATTTCACACGCGGAAGCAAATTTTTTGTAAGAATACTATCATTGGCATTTTGAAGAGAACTTTGAAATTCAAGTAGTTGCTGCTTGAAATTATCGATATCTTGCTCATTGTAAACACCGATGACTTCATAATCACTATTACGGTAATTATCCTTCAAATTTTTCTTGTAATCCAGAAGAGAAGAAATGTCTGTATTTGACATTGAAGTTGGATCACATTTACCGATAAATTGCTTGAAAAAGCTAATTTCCGATAAAAAAACACTTCTTTCTGCCAGTAGATCATCAATATGCTCATCATGATTTGCATCGCCAATCATTTTACGAAGAGACAAATAAACAGATTGAAGCTCATTGATACTGTCAAACATTTTAGCATTCTTCTCTTTTTGATTTTGAATTAATTTGTTGTAATCAGTGTTTTCACTGTTACCCCACCAAACCGGAAAAGAAATAGTAGTTTCAATTTCGCTGCGTAATTGTGAAACCTTTTTAGCAATCTCTTCACGAATTGAAGCTGCTTTACGTAGAGTAATAGTGGTCATAACAAATCCTTTCAAAAATTCAAATTACTAATAGTTTCAATCATCTGTGTTTTAATTATAACATTGCATTGACGTTTAATTTCATCAATTAATATTTTTCGCGCATCCCCATCATGATCTTTCCATAATTGAGTATGTCTATTAATATCTAATGTTATTCTGTTTTGGTTTTTCACCTTCTTGAAGGTGAAGCGAATAGTAGCGTATTCCTCGGTGTGAATCAAGCCTGTTCCTGTCATCATTACAGACTTTTCATCTTCTAATCTACCACTAAGATGAAAATTTAGGCTGTCAATTTCAACGACAACATCAGTCATGTTTTTTTAGTCTGTTTCAAAAATTCTTCATAGCAGGCTTCATAACCTTCCCAATTATCGACTCCATTATTTTCCAGAAGATTTAGAAATAATGAATTTTCAAGCAGAGAATTGTAATCTTCCAGACTGATTGTTATTTCGGCTGTTTGAGACATAATTTATTCTCCATATTTCCTACGTAATTCTATTTCTTTCTCGTGATATTTATTACTCACAAGATCATATATCGCCATCATAGAGTTAGCAAACCATCCTATCATGGTGGCTTCATCAACGTTCGCGTTTGGATTATATTTAATAAATAATTTAGCCCACAACTGTGCATCAGGATTGGCGCGGGCTTCTTCAAATTCCAAATCTTCTTTTTGTTGAATTTTATCAACATCTGATGTGATATTATCGCCCGGAGGAATATCTAAAGATTTACAAAGACGAATTCTCCATGCATCATATAATTCTCTATCTTCATATATTTCGTATTCAGAATATTTCATTATATTTTTAGACAAAATATCTAAAGTATCCAAATAGTCAAAAACTTGTTTCAATAATTCTGGTGGTAAAGTTTTTATTTTTGAAAAAAAATCAATGGGAAAATGTGTATTATCATAACCACAATAATACACAATTTTCATCACTGTATCCACTCTAATGAAATTATCCATCAGATTTTTTTTCCGCCTTCTTTAATTCTGTTTTCAAATTTGTGATCTGCCCGTTTATCATTATATTTCATTTTTTCCAAAAGGGCGGGAATGTCATCATAATACATTGCACCAATTGTGTCCATAATTCTAATGACACAATCAAATAATTCAACAGGAACCATTTTTCTGTGTGGAAGTTTATCATCCATTAAATTTTTACGATGTCCTTCCAATGCCTCAGACAATTCACTATGCATCAAAGCAATAACTTCTGGAATTGGGCGTGTTATTACTTGACCAGTTTTCAAATCATGATACCAGCCGGCATTCCATGCTCTTCCATGTGAAGCCTCTACTAAAATTCTAGTAGCTTCTAGAATTTCTGCATCCGTTGGAATTGGTTTTTTGACAATATTAATTTCCATATTTTTTTTTCCTTTCTTACCACAGTTTATTCATATTTCCTTTCATGAAATCCACTGCGCTCATTGTTTTTCCGTTTCTGTGATCTACAACTTTATCATTTTGAAATTGTATAGTTCTGATTTTATCGCCTCTTTCACCGGAACCAACTTGTTTCTGGCGAACATTATTGATTTTCGTGTTTGTATTTTCAACAACCATATTGCGAAGTTGTTCTATCATACTCTTTCGCGCATTGTCAAGACTATTTGTGCGACTTCGCGTTTGTGCTGTCGTGATTAATCCGGTTGGTTTATGTTTTAATCTACAACAAGTTTGCACTTTATTTCTATTTTGACCACCTTTACCGGTGCCAGAATACCATTGAATTTCTAAATCATCTTCATTTAATTCAAAGGTATTTTTATCTGGTTCGTTGTTCAAAACAGCCACAGTTACAGTGCTGGTGTGAACTCTACCTCTTTTTTCAGTTGGTGGAATTCTTTGCAGACGTAACCCCCCTGCTTCTTTTTTTAATTGATCGATGTTATCACCGATAAATTGTAAACACGCAAATCCGTGGCGTTTATCTATTAATTTGGTGAGTCAACCAATTTTTGTTGATAATTTCTGATATGCATTGAGCAAATCATCAACAAAAAGACAACTATCTTCGCCACCTTCTGCGGCTCTAATTTCTAAAAATAAATTCATTTCTACTCCTTTACTCTTCAACTTTGACATTTAATTCACCCTTCATCAAAGCAATCAAAATATCCTTCTTTTTTTTGAGATATAATGTTGCAGTTAATTCTCCATATGAAAACACCAATGAAAGCAGTGATGCAAAATACAGAAATTTATCGAATTTTAATTCCATATCATAAGAATATGATGAAAGAAAACAAATTGAAGAAATAAATAATCCCCCCATAAATGCGACGTATGTTGCATTAAACGGGAATAAAAGATCGATATTGACATAAATTGGGTCTTTCTGTGTTGCGTCAGACATCTATTTTCCATTCATTTTCATAAAAAAATTGGTGTGCCCGGCAGGACTCGAACCTGCAACCAAGCGGTTATGAGCCGCCGGCTCTGGCCAATTGAGCTACAGGCACCATTTGGCGCGCTTGCCTGGACTCGAACCAGGAACACGAGTTTAGAAGACTCGGGTGATATCCTTTTCACCACAAGCGCAATATAATATATATTCATGTAACGAAGGCTGTTCCTCTATCCAATTGAGCTACGGGCGATCAAAAGGTGTGGCGCCTATATATGGCAACGTACAGCCCATGTCAACCGGTTTTATCATCCACGCCTACTTCTGTTTCCCACTAAACTCATATCCTCTGTTTCCGATGCCAGTTGCAATCCTCCTTTATTATATAGCGGCATCACTCTGGATTTTAATTTTTTAACAGCTACTTTAACATGTTCTGGTTCATTATGAATATTTGCTAATATTCCCGTTACTTTACCAGTATCTTTGTAATTTTCTAATGGTTCAAGAAATTTCTTGTGTTCAATAGTAATTTTTTGTTTATTTATTTCAGTAGTGATGAATATTTTTTTATTTTCTCTTTTTCTTTGTTTTATTTGTTCTGGATGGGCGCCAACAGAACGCAAAAATTTTTCATGTTTTCGGCGTGCTTCATCTAGTTTTTTTGACATTGAAAAATCTCTAAATAGTTAAAAAGGGAAGATATTATGTTAAAATTTAGTCAATTTATTATTGAAAATAAAAAATCACCAAATCTTACTATAAATGCTGAAGATCATCCTGATTACAAATTAAGAAATGCTTCTGACTTAAATGTACACTCAGACTTAGAAGTTCGTCAAGCACTTTTCAGTGACTCTACATCAATGCGCATTCTAGCAAAAGGAGATAAAATTAAACCGGGTGAATTAGTTGGCGCACGTTTAAATTTAAATGTTAAAAAAAATACAGGGGTACCGGTATTAACTCTTCATTCAGCGACTAATAAAGAGGGATATAAAAATAATAGGGGTTTCTATAGAGGAAATGCTAGAAATTATCAACACGTTACAACATTAAAGAATGTTTATTTTAATGTTGATCAAAAAGGTAGACATAAAATTATATCCAATGAAAAAGAAATTTTACCTAATGGTAAAGAACGTATAAAAGGTAAACACCCTATGGCTTCTGTTGATGGAAATTATGTACAAACAAATAATCCAAATTTTAATGGAGTTGAAGCCAGATTTAATCCAATGAGAGATCATTTATTTGTTGATACTCAAGGTAATGCGATTAAAAGTGCAGAACATGTAACCTTGCATGGAGATAGAGTTTATATGCGAGGAAAAATTACTTACTACAGCAAAGACAATGCACCCAAAAAACATTTGGCAGGAACAGATCAAGAACAACCGTCTGCCACTAAATTTGTTAGTTAAGACCAAAAATATCTGTTGACAACTGGAAAAAAAGCTATATACTACAACTGTCGTTGATGAAAACAAATAATTAACAATGATAGACATATTCAATTGAATGAAAAAGAATATGGTACACGACCAATAATAATGAAAAGGAATGAATAATTATGCAAATTAGTATTACTGCCGAAGAATTACAAAAAAGAAAACTGTTCGTCGCTACACCTATGTATGGTGGCCAATGCGCCGGTTTATTTTGTAGATCAATGAGTGATTTAACGGCTCTATGTGTAAAATATGGAATTGAAATGAGATTCTATGCCCTTTTTAATGAATCTCTCATAACAAGAGCTAGAAATTATTGTGTGGATGAATTTTTACGAAGTGGTTTCAGTCATCTATTATTTTTAGATTCTGATATCGGGTTTAATGCTAATGACGTTATCGCAATGCTAGCATTACAGTCAGATGAAACCGAATACGATATTCTTGCTGCTCCTTATCCTAAGAAGACTATTAGTTGGGAAAAAATTAAACTTGCAGTTGATAAAGGTTTAGCAGACGATAATCCAGCAGTTCTCGAAAGATTTGTTGGCGATTATGTTTTCAATCCAATTGCATCTCAAAATCAAATTCCAATTTCAGAACCAGCACAAATTATGGAAACCGGAACTGGTTTCATGATGATAAAAAGAAATGTATTTGAGAAATACGAAGCGGCATATCCAGAATATCATTATAAACCAGATCACGTCAGAAGTGAACATTTTGATGGAAGTAGAGAGATTATGGCATATTTTGATTGCATAATCGATCCAGATAGCAAAAGATATCTTTCGGAAGATTATATGTTTTGTCAAAATGTGAGAAAAATCGGGTGTAAAGTGTGGCTTTGCCCCTGGATTTCCACGCAGCATGTTGGTATGATGGTCTTTGGCGGAAGTCTAGCAGATTTGGCCATGATTGGTGCATCTGCAACTGCCGATGTATCTCAATTGAAAAAAGAAAATTTATTGAAAAAATAAGGAGTAAATTATACTATGACCATTAATCGTGAAACTTTTATTAATTTAGAGAAAGCAGCAGATCAATTCATACAAGAATTTTGTAGATTTGAAACAAATGTAATTGAAGCTAGAAGAGACCGTATTAAAAGACAAGAAATTGATGAGTGTGTAATACAAAACAAAGATGTTTTACAAAGTATTACTATTAAAATGAATAATTTCGCAGAAATGTTGGATAAAAATTGTATAGAACTTGAAGATATTCTATTGGAAATTGATTAATATTGGAGTGATTTTTTATTATGAAATTTTCAAAAAATCTATTGAAAATTCTTGCAAGTTATTCGACTATCAATCAAGGAATTTTATTTCAAAGAGGGGAAATTGTTTCTGTAATTTCCCCTCTTGAAACTATAATGTCAACTTGTAGTATTGATACATTTATAGAGCAAGATTTTGCAATTTCCAATTTATCTGAGTTTATCAATATAATTGGATTACTTTCCAGTGATCATGAGATTTCCTTCACTGATAATCAAATTGTGATTTCATCTGGAAATTCCGTTGTCAAATATACAATGGCAGATGCAGACACCATTAAATGTTCTTCATATGAACGTCCGGAATATAGTGACATCATAACTTCATTTGAATTACCTTTCATTGATATGCAAAATATTTTAAAAGCATCTTCAATTTTGAAATCTTCTGAAATTATAATTTCTGGTAAAGAAAATGGTAACGTCATGATTACTGCCGGGAAAATTAATGAAAGAAGTAGTAGCAGATTCAATAAACAAATGGAAACAATTAAAGTTTCGCCAACCAAAAATTTTAAGAGAAAATTCAATCTGGAAAACTTTAAGATAATTGAAGGTAATTATGTTGCCAATATTCCAGAAGAAAATTTCATTGAATTGACCGGAACAAATATCGATTATTGGATTGCAGAAGCAGAATAAAGGAATTTTATATTATGAAAGACGACATTAAAACATATGTGTGGAGTGACAAATACGCTCCACAAAATCTTCGCGAATGTGTATTAACAGAAGAAATTTATTCCAGTATCCAATTTGTTGTTGATTCTGGAATGACACCAAATATTATTTTAACTGGTAAGCCGGGAGTTGGTAAAACTACTGTTGCTAATTTTATTGTTAAAGCATTAGAGGCAGATTTTTTGTTTATTAATGCGTCAATGAATGGAAATATTGACACATTGAGAAATGACATTAAATCATTTGCATCATCAAAATCTTTCAACAATAAAAGAAAATATGTGATTTTAGATGAAGCCGATCATCTGAATAAAAATTCAACACAACCGGCATTGAGAAGTTTTATTCAAACACATATTAATAATTGCGGCTTTATTTTCACCTGCAATAATATTAATGGTATTATTGCTCCCCTGCAAAGTAGAGCGGTTGTAATTAATTTTGATATTCCCAAAGAAGAATACTCCACAATGGCGTTAATGTTTTTCAAGAAATGCGTAAGTATTCTTGAAAATGAAAAAATTCAGTATGATAAAAATCAGATTAAATTACTGATGAAAAAATTCTTTCCAGACTTTAGACGAATTCTCACTGAATTACAATTTCATTCGTCAAGTGGAAAATTGAATATATCTTCCACTCTTTTAGATAAAGATGAATTTATAGTTGAATTGTTGGAATTTTTGAAACTGAGGGATTTTTCAAAATTGCGCAATTTTGTCGCACAGAATATGGATAGTTCTTGCGAATTATTCGATATTCTGTATGAAAAATTGTATGAAAAGGTGACAACTAATAGTATTCCAGATTTAATTTTAATTCTTGCAAAATATCAGTATCAGGCTGCTTTTGTTTCTTCTCAGGAAATTAATATGGCGGCGTGTGTTACTGAATTAATGGGATTGGATTATGTTTGATGTGATGAAAGAATTTGAAGAACGCGGCGAGACTTATTTTTCAATGTCGCGTTTGATTAAAAAAAGTGCAAATTCTTCATTTAAGTTTTGTATCTGTTGTTATGGTGAGATAAAAATAGGCAAATATTATTGCAATGTTTCATCATATGAACAAAAAGAAGGCAATGTGTTCAGAATGCACAACTACTTTATGCACAAAAATTGTGCAAAAAATATACAACAGACACCAGTGAAAGATTATATTGATGAGCGAAGATTGTCAAAAAAGAACAGTATTTGATGTAATTAAAAATTTATCCTTTGAAAAAAATTATGAATTAAAGGAAGATGATTTAACATTATATGATTCTTTCATTGTTAACAAAGCATTTTCTCTTCATCCAGACACAATCTTTTACGCAAACGAAATAAATTTATGTGATTCATTACCAAATCATATGAAATATGATTACTACATTAATTCATTGCGCAAACGTAAAAGATGGAGTGCATGGCCCAAGAAAAAATATGACAATGAAATAATTGATTTGATTTGTAGAGCATACAATGTCAGTTATAAAAAAGCCATAACAATAAATAAACTATTGAATGAGGAACAAATACAAACAATTAAATTAAAATTTGAAAAGGATAATAAAAATAATGAAAAACAGTCCAAATAGTGAAAATTATGATAAATTATTTAGAAATTGTGGTATTGAAATAAAAATACAGGACACCAATTTTCTTAAAATTAAAGAAACATTAACAAGAATTGGTATTTCCTCCAACGGAACAATATATCAATCATGTCATATTCTTCATAAAAAGGGTGTGTATGGAATTCTACATTTTAAAGAATTATTCATTTTAGATGGAAAACACGCAAACTTTGATTCTGATGATTTACACAGAAGAAATTATGTGGTTAAATTGTTGTATGATTGGAATTTGGTAGATTGTGATAATTTAACTAAGTTAGTTATACCTGATGGTATTTCCAAACAGATAAAAGTTTTATCGTTTAAAGATAAATCTTCATGGAAATTAGTTCCAAAATACACAATAGGAAGCAGATAATGACTAATTACGTAATTGAAATTCTAAAATCCGAATTTCCAATGAATGCAATGGTAGATTTCGACAAATACAGCGATTTCATTCCAGATAAATTGTTTCAAAATAACATCGATACAGATAATCGAATGGCAGGATTTTTATCACAAGTTGGACATGAATCCGGAGGGTTTCTTCGTTTAGAAGAAAATTTAATGTATTCAGCTAAAAGACTTCTTCAAGTATTTCCAAAATACTTCAATGAGACTACTGCTAAAAATGCTGAATATAAACCACAAGTAATTGCTAATAAAATATATGCTAATCGAATGGGTAATGGAAATGAATCAACTAATGATGGTTTTCGTTTTCGCGGCAGAGGATTAATTCAATTAACTGGCTATTATAATTATTTGAAATGTGGTAATGATATAGGTAAAAATTTAATTGAAAATCCTGACTATTTATTAACAATTGAAGGTGCCATCGACAGTGCTATTTGGTACTGGAATAATAGAAATTGTAATAAGTATGCTGACGTATTGGATATTATTGGCTTGACAAAGGCTATTAATGGTGGTACAATAGGTTTAGAGCATAGAACTAAATTGTTCAATTCTATTTTACAAAAATTAAAAATGAGGTAAATTTTTCGTGAGCTTTTTTTATACTTCTGTTGAAGTGGATTATAATAAAATTTTGTTTAGGGGGTATAAAGACGGAAAAAAAATTAAGCAAAAAATAGATTATACACCAACATTATATGTTGATGCAAAAAATAAAACGGAATATAAACGATTGGATGGTAATTATGTATCTCCAATCGTTTTTGCTTCTATTAAAGAAGCACGAGAATTTGTAAAGAAATACAATGGAATAACAAATTACACAATCTATGGTAATACTAATTTTCAAATTCAATTTATTAGTGATGTTTGGAATGAACACATAGATTTTGATGTGAATGATATCGATATTGGAACATTTGATATAGAAGTTGCTATTGGAGAAGAAGGATTTCCTTATCCTGACGCAGCAGATCAAGAAATATTGACAATCACATACTACAGCAGTAAGAATAAAGTATATAATCTGTGGGGATTGAAAGATTATTCTGTCAAAGATTCTATGCTTGACGGAGTAAAAATTAAATTCATAAAATGTGATAATGAAATTGATCTTCTTTTAAAATTTCTCGATTTTTGGCAATATAATATTCCCGATATTTTAAGCGGCTGGAATATAGAGGTTTTTGATATTCCATATCTAGTTAATAGGATTAAGAAGATATTGTCAGATGAAATGGCGGGAAAATTGTCGCCATGGAAAAAAATAGAGCCTAGAACAGCATATGATTTAAATGGAAATGCAGTTAACATCTATAATATTGTTGGAATTCAACAAATAGATTATTTAATTGCATTTAAAAAATTCGCATACAAATATCCAAATCAAGAAAGCTACACACTTGGTAATATTGGATTTGTTGTGTTGAAAGAAGATAAACTTGATTATTCTGAATACAAAGGTTTATCTGAATTGTATGAAAAAAACTATCAAAAATTTTGTGATTACAACATAAAAGACGTTCAATTAGTTGTTAAATTGGAAGAACAATTAAATCTATTTTATTTAATATGCACTATTGCATACATGGCAAAATGTAATTTACAAGATGCGTTTAGTCCAGTTACATCCTGGGATAGTTATATTTTCAACGAATTACGCAATAGAAATATCGTCATACCTCCAAAGAAACAGAATAGTAAAGATAAAAAAATTCAGGGCGCATATGTTAAAGAACCGATAAATGGAAAGTATGGGTGGATTGTCAGTTTTGACGCCACTAGTCTATATCCAATGTTGATGATACAATCTAATATGTCGCCAGAAACAATTATAGATAAATTTAGTAGATACACACAATTAAAAACAGAAGCAGAAAAAAGAGGATTGATGTGAAAAAAGTAGAGGATATGAGCGATGAAGAAATATTACAAGAATTGGATTTTCTAACAACATTAAATAAATGTAATCCTGATAATCTACTTAAAGACGATTTTGAAGTCAACATCCCGCAAAATTATAGCTTGACATCGCGTGGGGAAATATTCGATAATGATATTCGTGGAATATTCCCCGAGATTATTCAATATGTTTTTGATCTTAGAGCATCAACACGTGTTGAAGAAAAGAAAGTCAATCAGAAATTACAGGATAAAAATCTAATAAAAGAAGAAAAACATGAGTTAGATAAACAGAGTGTTCAGTTATACAATAAACAATTGGCTATTAAAATTCTGTTAAATTCATTGTATGGCGCAACTTCTAATATTTATTTCAGATATTATGATGAAAGAATTGCAGAATCCATCACTAAGAATGGACAATTAACAATTAAATGGGGTGAAAAAACAGTCAATAACTTCTTGAATAAACTATTAATGACTGATAAAGATTATGTTATTGCCATTGACACGGATTCGATTTACATAGATTTCACTGATTTAGTTGATAAATTTTTATCAGAATGTTCACATGAAGAAATTATTGACAAATTAAATGTCATTTCAGAGGACAAAATTTCGGCTATTCTTGAAAAATGTTTTGTTAAATTAAAAAATAAATTAAATTCGTATGAACAAAAAATTAATATGAAGAGGGAAGTTATTTCTGATGGGGGAATTTGGACAGGTAAAAAACATTACATATTAAATGTTCTTGATAGTGAAGGAGTTAGATACAGCGAACCTATTTTGAAAATTGTTGGTATAGAATGTGTCAAATCTTCTACTCCAAAAATTATCAGAGATATGATTAAAGACACAATTAAAATAATAATGACAACAGATGAGGAAACAACACAAAAACATATACATGAATGTTTCATTAAATTTAAGAATTATTCTGTGGAAGAAATATCATTTCCGCGTGGAATAAAAAACATTTCAAAATATGAAGGGAGTTCTACTCTTTACAAAAAAGGAACTCCAATCCATGTTAGAAGTGCAATTCTTTACAATAATTTAATTGATAAGCATAAAATTAATTCAGTGTATGAAAAAATAAAACCTGGGGATAAGATGAAATATGTGTATCTCAAAATGCCTAATACAATCCATGAAAACGTAATAGGTTTTATTGAAACATTACCGCCGGAATTTAATCTTCACAGATATGTTGATTATGAAGAACAATTCCAAAAAGTTTTTATAAACCCGATACAATCTATATTAACTGCGGTTGGATGGGAATGGAAATCTTCAAAACCAAAATTTACTTTAAATATGTTCACAAAACGGAGAAATAAGAATGAATAGTGCTTTACGTGATAAATTACTAAAAATTAGTAAAGATAATAAATACGCAAATATTCTGTCAAATAGTCAATATATTGGTAAAGTGGATTATATTGACACGGGTGTTCCCGCTATTAATATTGCTCTATCGGCAGATATTGATGGTGGTCTATCCTCTGGAATTACTATTCTAGCTGGTCCATCCCGCCATTTTAAATCTGGATTTGCATTGTTGATGGCGGCGGCATTTCTGCGTAAACATGAGAATGGCATCGTTTTATTTTTTGATAGTGAATTCGGTATGCCAATCGGATATTTTGAAACTTTCAATATCGATCCCGAAAAAGTTGTTCATATACCTATTCTAAATGTTGAAGAACTTAAATTTCAGGCTATTAAATATTTAGAAGCAGTTGAACGCGATGAACCAGTGATGATCATTATTGATTCATTGGGAAATCTTGCTTCCAGAAAAGAAGTTTCAGATGCTCTTGATGAAAATGCGGCGCGTGATATGTCAAGAGCCGGGGAAATAAAAAGTTTCTACAGAATAATTACACCATACACTAAATTAAAAAATATTCCAGTTATTGTCATCAATCACACGTATAAAACAATGGAGAAATTTAGTAAGGATGTAATTTCGGGTGGAAATGGAAATTATTACTCATCAGATACTATTTGGATCATAGGAAGATCACAAGAAAAAGATGATGATGAATTAGCCGGATTTAAATTCACAATTAATGTGGAAAAATCTCGTTTCGTTAAAGAGAAATCGAAAATTCCTATTATTGTAAAATTTGAAGACGGTATTGATAAATGGTCCGGAATGTTTGATATTGCATTGGAAGGCGGCTTCATTACAACAGCATCTAAAGGATGGTATCAAGAGATTGATTCAGAGACCGGTGAACTGATTGGTAATAAAAGAAGAAGAGCAGAATTAGAGAATGACGATGAATTTTGGAAACGTTTAATGACACCTAAATTCAAGAATTATGTGAAAAATACTTTTCAGATATCATCATCAGATTCTATTTTGGAGAAAGAAGAAGTAGAAAATCAAGTAGAGAGTGAATAATCTTAATGAAAGAAAACTTAATAATCGACTATCTTTTAAGCAATGAAGAATATTTTAGAAAGGTTTTGCCCCATGTAAAAAGAGAATATTTCTCTGATACTGGGTGCAAAATCATTTTTGGAATTGTTGAAGATTATTATAATGAATATGGGAATCTTCCTAATAAGGATGTTCTTCACGTTTCCCTGGAATCCCTGAATAATCTTAAAGAAAACGATTATAATAATTGTGTTGAAGTAGTTAATAATCTTGACACAAAATCTGAATTTAACATTCAGTGGGCAGTGGATAAGACTGAGGAATATTGTAAAAATAGAGCTATCTACAATGCCATCATGGATTCAATTAAAATATTCAATGGGGAAACACAGTTTCATGTAAATTCTATTCCGAATTTATTACAAGATGCACTTGCAACTAAATTTGAAAAAAATATTGGCCATAATTACACCGGAGACAGTCTGGAAAGATTCAAAAGTTATAATGAATCTGTTGAAAAAATTCCTTTTGATCTTCAAATTTTCAATGAGGCAACACGCGGTGGCCTGGAAAGAAAAACATTGAATTTGATGATGGGTGCAACCGGAACTGGTAAAACATTGGTTATGTGTCATCTTGCTGCAAGTTGGTTTATGATGGGATATAAAGTATTGTATATCAGTATGGAAATGGCAGAAAATAAAATATCAAAAAGAATTGATTGCAATCTGTTGAATATAAAAATACATGAAATAGATAATACACCAGTTGACAAATTGGTTAACAAGATGCAGAAATTAGTCAGTAAAACAAGCGGGCAATTGTTTGTTAAAGAATTTCCAACTTCTGGTGCCAATACTCTTCATTTCAAATTTCTTCTTGATGATTTGAAGATTAATGATAATTTTGTTCCTGACATTATCTTCATTGATTATTTGAATATTTGTAGCAGTTCGCGCCTGAAATCTAGTGCATTATCAAATCCGTATCTTTATTATAAAACGGTTGCAGAGGAAATTCGCGCTCTTGCCATACAGACTAACACATGTATTGTTTCCGCAACACAGACTAATCGTGGCGGATTTAAGAACAGTGACATCGATTTGGATGATACTTCTGATTCGTTTGGTTTGCCGATGACAATGGATTTATTTTGGGGATTGATTGCAACAGATGAATTATCTCAAATGAATCAAATGTTGATAAAACAATTAAAAAGTAGATATGATAATGTAGATAGAATGTCTCGTTTTGTTATAGGAGTGGACAAAGATTATATGAGATTGTATGAATGTGACGCATCTGCACAGGATGATATCTTAAATGATAAACCTATCATGGATAATACAAAATTTACATATGATTTCGAGGAAATGGAGAAAAAATTAACATCACCCCGTAGTAAATTAAAAGGAAAAATTAACTAATGCAAAATTATTGTGTTTTGAATAATTATGTTATCTATGAAATTCCAACAAATACAGTTATACACATTGACACCAATAAGAAAAATATAAAAAAATTAGTTAATAATTTAAATACAAGAAAAAGCGGATTTTCAGGTAATACCCCGCCGTTTTTTTCTAACAATTACAAGAACAATAAATATAATATTACCTAAATATTTGTATTTATTAAAGGATCAATTACATGTATCGTTTTTCTCAGTATCTCTCAATCAAACAAGAATTAAACAAACAACAAGAAGAACGATACATGTATAATGATACGAAAGACAAAGATGGTATTCAAGAAGCAGAATATAAAGGAAGAAATGTAGTTTTAAATAAGCCGATGCAAGGCGATGTTAAAAAATCTAAAGTGTATGTCAGAAATCCTGATACTGGCAAAGTAATTAAAGTAAATTTTGGCGATAAAACATTATCTATTAAAAAGAATAATCCAGAAAGAAAAAAATCGTATTGTGCCAGATCAAGTGGACAAGGAAATTTAAAAGATAAAACTAAGGCAAATTATTGGTCAAGAAGGGCATGGGATTGTAATTAATGAAAAATTTCAAACAATTTATCGAAGAAGCAAAAGAAAAATTAGAAATTCTTCCATTAGACCATCCCGATCGTAAAAAAAATTTCGATAATTGGTTCGGTAATAGTGTCACACATGAAAATGGTGTTCCTAAAGTATATTACACCGGAACGTCAAAAGATAAAGATTTCAAATCCTTTAATATTGGTAGACATGGTGCATGGTTTACTACTGATCAAAAAGAAGCAAGTATGTATGCGCATGAAAATGATAGTCAAGGATTTGACTGGCATAAAATGGAAAAAACTAATACTGCGGCGCGTGTCATTCCTGCCCATATAAAAGCAGAAAATCCACACACAGAGGATATGCCACAAGAATTAAAATATGCTTCTAATTATAAAAAAGCACAATCTGACTGGTTTGATTCATTAAGAGCAAAGGGTCATGACAGTTGGATACCATCATCCGCTGGGGGTAAATTGGTGGTTGTTCTTAAATCTCCCAATCAAATAAAATCCGCCATAGGAAATAGTGGGCAATTTCAATCAAATAAAAATAATATTCACGAGACCAAAAACCTTTAATATATAAATACCAGTCACAAAGTACAAAAGAAAAAACGCGGTTGGTGGTTGGTAGACACTCGGAATTAACAAGATAAAGGTGGGGTTCCTCTTGTTTGTTGTTACTTTGGCCTAAAATTAAAGGGGGGAAATTTCCCCCCTTTTTTTATATTTACGCTGCTGTTGCAAACTGTTTTGCCATATTTAAGGCATCCAATTTCCTTCGCTGATTTTCCCCATACCATGCAGAACTTAGACGGGTATCTGCATTCCTACCAACAATATGATCAGTCATAAACGTTACCGCATTGTAGGCTTGCCACCACGTTCCTTTTGCAAATTCTGCTCCGGGCTGTGTTTCAACAAGATTACTGGCCAATTCGGCATTACGTGAAGATTCGTGTTCCATTGCATTCTTAGTAGTTTTAGGGAATACTGACTTGAAATATTCCTTCAAACTATCTTTTGTGTAATTACGTGAAGCAAGAAAACTAGCTAGATTTCCGTAATCTTGCATGTAGCGGTGTGCAATACCGAGAGTTTCTTTGACCTTTTCTTCATCAAACTTATTCTTGTGATTAACTTTAACCATGGAAGAAGTTTTTTGCCCCAGGGCCATTGTCAACATATTGTTACATTCAACACGAATTGGTGTGAACCTAACGTCAATGGATTGCCCATACTTATGTGGATTAGTGAAAAGAAGATATGAATCAATTATATCATCACCTTGTGGTGTTTTTACCACAAAGGAATCCTTCACTTTAGCCAATGCCCAAACAATTTTTCCATTCTGAAGACTTCCGGCAGTGTTCATTTCCATGTCACCTGCCATGACGTATTCATTGAAAAATCGAAATGCATCAATGTTATTCATTGGGTTCCAATCTGTTCCAACATGCGTCAGAACTTTATTATCGGAACTGCGAACCAGTGCAGTGATATCGGAACTCTCAAATTGTTCTGTATCTGAATTGTAAATGAAACAAGTCTTTTTCTCTACAGTCCAGTTCAGATTTGCTGCGTCTAGCATCTGTTCAGGCGTCAAATCCGCCGGTACAGACACCCCTAGCCCGTGCCAGGGCACCTTTCCCGCATATGCCATAGCTGCTTTACCGTCGATGAACTCAATATTGTGTGCCATAAAAAACTCCATCACTTGTTGCGATGGAGTCAACATACCCTTCATTCCGTTCCATGTCAAGGGAAATATGATCAGGAACTTCTCGTTTTTTTTATTTAATAAAATAAAACATTATCAATAAACAAATTTACTTTTTCTATTAAATAATACCCCATTGTTTTTTTCTAACAATTACAAGAACAATAAATATAATATTACCTAAATATTTGTATTTATTGAAGGATCAATTACATGTATCGTTTTTCTCACTATCGTTTAATCACAGAAGAATTAAATAAACGACAAGAAGAAACATATAAACATATGTATCGTGATCCGGAAGCAATTAAAGCAACTGATCATTTCTTTGGTGAAGGAAATGATGATATCTACCATCCCCTGGAACATGAAGGTCCAATGGGAAATGAAATGAAATCAGAGACACATCTTCAAGTAGAAAAACATTTAGGAAAACCAATATCTCATGATGAATATAGAAATGGATTGATACAGGATCAATATGGAAG